GCTTGCTCAGCGATAGGAGGCTTTTGACCGGCGTCCGTCAAGCTGACGTACCTTTCCTCGGTGATGTACCGCGCGATGCGGCCATACTGAGCACCAAGATCCTTTGCGCTGTGCCACTCCAAGTGGATGGTGGCACCGACGAGCCAGTCGTCAGATGCGCCGTCAGCCATCTGCTCGTGGGTGTAGCCAGCAGACTCAAGAAGGGTCTTGAGGTGCCCGGCCATGCCGCGAATCTGCTTTTCAGACAGACCGGGCAGGATATTGCCATCGATGTCGCAGGGGCTGTTTGCCCAATCGAAGGTGGAGAATCCAGTCGAGAAGACCATATTCATTCGACGAGAAGTCGGACGGCTTGGGTGCGGCTCGATGCTCTTGACCGTTGCTTTGTAGTAGCCAGTCGGTGGGGCGCCTGCGCCGGATGAGGTGACGCTCTGAAGCAGGTCGCCGGGAAGGAAGAAAGTAGCCATGTGAGATTATCCTCGTCACTTGGTGGGGGGTGGTGGTGGTGGTGGAAGCACAGGGCGACCACTACCGTTGGTTGATGTGGCTTCTTCTTCTGGGAAGTCGAAGAGTCCACGAGAGAGTTGTTCTGCCAGGACTCCACGTGCGATGCCGTCACGGCATGCCCAGCGAACATGTAAGGGTGTGCGCTCTTTATGAGCCTTTGCAATGTCGATGACGGTGTCCTTAACGTCTTGTGCGTCGACACTACCTTTCATCCGCTCAGCGACTTCAGTCGCGAGTTCATCTTGCCATTCAAGACCGGCAATCCGATTGAGACGGTAGCTCGTCTCTGACGCCCGCAAGATCTCACGCATATTGCCGGGCAGCTGCGTACTCATCGAGCTGAATACGCGGCAGCCTGTGACCCACTCTGGGTCTCGCGGGTCGCAGTAGTAGGCTGACGGGAACCACGGGTCGATAGACTCTTTGTCGATGACGGCTCTAACTGTGATGTCACACCATGACGGCAGGATCTCCACCTGGTTTCGAGATGGCACGTCAGGGCCGCCGGGAGAGAAGCTCCCGTCGTTAGCGAGAGACGGAGTGCGCTCGTGGAAGGTCATCATAAGATGACTTCCGATGTGGCGAGCGAGGCCCGTCAGCTCAAGCAGACGCTTGCTTAGCTGTTGGTACGGAAAGAACCTGTCGGGTTTACCAGAGCGCCCCTTAGGCGCCTCTGCTTCCCACTGCAGCATGCTGCGTCGGCAGAGATGGGAAGCATCGTCGATGACGATAGCTCCATAGTCTGCAGCTAACTGCTCACCATCAAGCCCGTATAGAACAGCCAACAGGTCATCGAGAGTCTGCGGGGGCTGAGAGTAGACTGCTGGAGAAAAGCCAAGTTCGTTCTGTGCGACGAGGGTTATAGCCCCCGGAACACCGATGAACAAAGCGCCGGGAAATGCAGCGAGCATGTCACTGGTCTTGCCTCGTTTAGGCTTACCAAGGACAATGCCCAACACATGAGGTTGGGTGGTCATTTGTACTCCGTTTGTATTTTACGATTTAATGCACAACGACTCAATCGACAAGCCCTCTTTTACCGAAAAAGCAGCCGCGCGCCGCAGCGCACTTGCCGTATCTACCAAAGCACGTAGTTTCATGCTGAGCTTTCGGCCACTCCCAATAATCGGGTTCTTCGAGATCAAGGCGTGCGATGTCGTGCTCCGCGCGCCATAACATCTTGGCAAAATGCTTATCCCTATGAGGTGTCGGTGGAACCGACGGTCGAGCAACGCGCCAAGGTGCTGTCGTTTGAATTAGATTCAACGTCAGTCCGCTGAAGCTCTTGCCGTACAACTGTGCGCCCATGATTCTGAATGCGGCAAAGCCGCCGTCTATGGCGTACGCGTCGATTGATTTCTTTGGTGCGACATACGCCTGGCACTTGTGGTCCCAGATGAAAGTGCGCCCGAATCGATCCTCGACAGTCATATCAATGCGGCGAGTCATCTGAATCGGTTGTCCATGATCAGGATGGCCAGGCATCTCCAACGGAGTGGGCTCAATGGTCACCCCGTCACGTTCCACGTGGAGCCCCCACTGACCATTGACGTATCCAAGGGTTGCTGTCATCGGCTGCTCAACGGCGATGACTCGGCCCGGCGGCTCAGGGTACTGACGGCAATAGTTTCTGAACGTCTCCATCATTCGGTCAAGATGTTCATGACCACCGTACCGCTCACAGTACTCAATGACTGCGTCCTCAGGAGACATGAAGTAGTCTGGGTCTGTGTGGTAGACCTCGTCTACCCAGACGCCGCCTTGCTCCGCTCCCCACCTCGCGTGCATGTGCGCCTGCATCACATGACCCATGCTGCCGCGAGTCAAAGCATCCGCGGGGATAAGCTGTAAGTTTAAGCGAGAAGTGTATGCGAATAGTTGCGGGCACTTGAAGAATTGCCCGACTCGCGACCAACCACGACGGCTTCTCCCGGCATCAATCAAGTTCACTGAAACCTCCGAGTGTATTGACCATTGAGTCAACCAAATGGTCAGTCTCTTCAAGGCCAAGCAATTTACTGTCCAAGCCACGTAGTTCGTCCGCCGCAAGGAATGTTTCGATAGGACCGAACTTATCAACCAAAATCTCTACGACTCTCTCATCGTAGGTACCTGTAGCGATGACGACTTTAAGCAACGTCGGTCGACCGCCGAGTCGGTCGAATCGACCTTTCCACTGAGTAAAATCGCCAGGTCTCCAGGGAAGCATCGCAAAAATCGCAAGGTCTGTTGTCTGCATTCCATCAACACCGGTACCTACGCTCTGACCTGTTGCGATCAGCACGCACGGTCCTGGGTGGTCTCGGTACGCGTCGGTGATGCGGTCTCGCTCAGTCTCAGAGATACCGCCATGCGCCATCCAGACTTGTACGTCAGTTTTCTCATCGCCGGTTGTAATGGCTTGCCTGACTCGATGCGCCCAGACTTCTGCTTCGTTGCGTCTCGCAACAAAGACGACGACTTTACCGTTGGAGCGGATGCCCTGCTTTACTTCGTCGACGACGTAGTTGCGCTTCTTGCTGCAAGCTTCTGCAAGTCTTGCCTCGGTGAGGGACGTGCGCGCTACGTAGTTATGACGCGCCTCTTTAGTCAGGGCTCGGATGGCTTGATGGTACGTTTGCTCATCGCTAAACCTGCTCGCACCATTAAGATCGCCGCGCTCAAGATAAACAACTTGAACCCGTGTCGAAGGCAATGAGGCATGGCTTTCATTGTATGGAACCTCGTGGGTAAAAAACGAGCAGCGGTCGCGAAGCTCATCAAGATTCGATGAGCCTCGATCATCTATACCCCCGTACTGTCCTTGCTGCGCATCGCAGTACCTATATGCGAAGTTGCGGTAGCTATGACTGAATCCGCCGGGACTGAGCAAGTCGAGCTGACTCCACATGCGTCGGGGTCTACCATCATCAAGAGGTGTAGCCGTCAGAGCGATGCGCAGCTTGATGCTGGGCATTCGACTCACGTCCATGACAGCAACGGCTCTTGTGTGCTTGTTCGCCTTCGTCGTCTTCTTCTCGAAGTCGACAGTGCCGTCCTCTTTATGGACAGCCTTCCATCTCTTCGAAGATCCATGGAGGTGCATCTCATCGAAGATGAACACCGCAGGCTGAGTCATATAGATTTCATCAAGGTACTCATGGATGCTTTCAGCGCCCACGACGACAAAAGCATCAGACCCCATACGCTCAAGATATTCAGCGAGAGTTTCGTCCTCGACCTTTCTTTCGCCCCGAGGACGTACACGATGTGGTATAATGGTTGTATATTCTTGGACTTGGCTCCACCAAACATGCCGGGCTTTTGCAGGACAAAGCACGAGGGTGGGGCCCGTGCGCGTGAAGGATGCGAGGATCGCGCCGAGGGTCTTACCGCTACCACACGCCCAGACGTTGAAAACGTAGGGGCGTTGCGAAGCCCACGCGACGCCCATTGCCTGGTACGGCGTGACTAAGTCAGCCACGTGCGGTTTGAGCTTCGTGTTGCGACTAATCAACTGGCGCCCAACCGCCTCATACTCAGGGCGCTTGCAGTTATCCCAGGGAGAGATGACATCTCGACGCATGTACCTGGGCTCCGCAGAGTACGTAATCTGAGAGGCGATCAGTACAGCCTCAACCAACCAACCCGCATGTAGCGGAACATACAACTCGTACTCACGAAAGCGTTGGGGCTCCTCGTGTTTAATGACGCGATGCCTACCTTCGAGATAACCGTAGACGAGCACGCCGGGTACTTGCTGCTCCAAGACAGTAGGGTCCATTTCGGTTTCAAACCGGAAAATAAAGTGCGGTTGGGTCCACATCATCACTCCTGACTCCGAAGCAAACCCTATCGGTATTAATCCAGGCTGTCAACAGTTGATTTTGACACGGTGGTGTGTTACCCTACGCGTAGGGAGATAACTACATGGCCAAGAAAGACAACAACAAACCGATCATCGGAGACCTCTCAGAGTGGAAGTTTACCGAGTACGTTAACCATCATCGGCTTGCGCGTAACTGGACTTACGCCGAACTTAGTCGACGGTGCAATCTTTCAGAGCCCGAAGTTTGCCGAGCCGAGACGGGTCAACGCCAACCAACTCTGCGAGTCGTCTGCGAACTCGCAAGAGCGCTTAGTCAGACGCCTCACTCGAAAGACGACTGCTCTGGCTATGCGGAGTGGTTGGTGCGCCTCTCAGGTCTGGGTGAGAGCGCCCGCATTCAGAAGCGTCAAGCTCAACCGCGCGCCGCGCGTCGTTAGGGCTCAGATACTGCAGACGTCGCCTCATCTGGAGGCGGCGGAGCTGCTGTGTCTGTTGCCGTGTCCTGTGTCGGGTTCTCTGCATGGAGAGGTTCCTCTTCTGGGGCAGGCAAACTACGCAAGTGCGTGAGCAGCTCTTCGAGTTCGACGTTTAACAGCTGAGCCTCTTCCACAACCGTAAGCTCAGGCTCTGGTTGCTCAGGTGCATCTGCCAGAGCGAAGGCGATAGCCATGAAGATGAATTCCATTACTGCCTCGGATGTAGTCTGTTGATCTCATCACCGATTGCTTTCAGCTGAACGCGAGCTTGCCCAAGCTCGTGCTTGAGCTGCGTCACATCATCCCGAGTGTCGATGAGGAAACCCGCGAGGCCAAGAATGGCCGAGACAGCAAGAGCAGGAATAACTTTCGAGACTATTGACTCGTTCATCATATCACCCCGAAGGCGCAATTTGACCGACGGCCCAAGCAGAACCTAAGGTTAGGCCCAGACCTACAGCGGTACCGACACCGAGCCAGAACCCTGGCCGCTCACTTAACGGTGTAGGCTCCCTCGCGTAATCAAGGGCTGTTTGGAGTTGGTCTATCTGCCACTCAAGATTTGTTTTCTCTGCGGCGAGCTGCGCCGTATCTAAGCGGTACCTCTCCTCTAAAACAAATGCCCATTCTCTGTCCGCCAGCAGGTCAGCGAGGTCTGCAGGCGGTACAGCGAGAGCCGCGCAAAGAATCGTCGTGTCTGTCGTCAGCGGTTCGATGCTTTCGCAGTCACCCTCTCGAGGCGTGCTGGGCTCAGGCCGCTCAGGTAAATCCGCCGCAAACGCGATGCTGGTTAGCAGCAGAATCATAAGTCA